AAACGTAGTACATATTGGCAACAGTCATCGTATGAAAATTGAAGTGGATAATATCCAGTTTGTAGTTGCTTTGGTGAAACCAGATTAATGTTTTTTGAAGGGCAGATTGGATCCGTGTACTGGTTGGTCGTGCACTTTAAGAGGAACCACCAGAGCCTCTTTGTGGGTTCAAATCCCACACTGCCCTTCATCTTTTTTTTGATAGGATGATAAAATGAAATATAGCGATTTTATTCAACAAAAAACTAAAAAGGAATTAAAATATGGATTTCATCCTATTTTTATGCCAGATATTCTTTTTGATTTTCAGAAATTTTTAGTTGAATGGAGTGTTGAAAAAGGACGTTCTGCCATTTATGCTGATTGTGGATTAGGCAAAACTTTTATTCAACTCACTTGGGCTGAAAATGTGGCGCAGTATGGGTGTGGTAGAGTTTTAATTTTAGCGCCATTGGCAGTTGCTCCGCAAACAGTTAAAGAGGGAATAAAGTTGGGAGTGGAAGTAATTCATAGACGGGAGGGAATTAAATCAAAAGACAGAATTGTAATAACAAATTATGAACGATTGCATTATTTTGATCCCAATGATTTTGTTGGAATAGTGTGTGATGAAAGTAGTATTTTGAAAAACTATTCTGGAAAAATTAAAGAACAAATAACAGAATTTATGCAACACCATAAATATAGACTTCTTTGTACAGCCACTGCAGCACCAAATGATTTTATGGAACTTGGAACATCGTCAGAAGCATTGGGCGTAATGAGGCGAGTGGAAATGTTGGGAATGTATTTTTCACACGATAGTGGAGAAACATCAAAATGGAGAATTAAAGGACACGCTGAAAATGATTTTTGGTCATGGGTTGCTACTTGGGCAAGAACATTAAAAACACCTTCTGATTTAGGTTTTGATGATAGTGGATTTATACTTCCAGAGCTCATTCTGAATCACCATACTGTAAACACAAAAATAGAGCATCGAATTGGTTTATTGGGAAGATGTGCTATCACATTAAATGAACAACGAGATGATTTGCGAAAAACATTAAATGAACGATGTGAAATGGTTGCCAATCTTACAAATTCAACAGGACAACCTGCTGTAGTATGGTGTAATTTGAATCAAGAGGGGGATTTATTAGATCGTCTTATTCCTGATGGCATTCAAATTTCAGGAAGTGATTCAGAGGAAAAAAAAGAATGTGCCTTTTTAGATTTTGTTAATGGGAAAATTCGTATACTTATTACCAAACCAAGCATTGCTGGATTTGGATTAAATTGGCAACATTGTAATCATCAAACCTTTTTCCCATCTCATAGTTTTGAAACATTTTATCAAGCAACCCGGCGTTGTTGGAGATTTGGGCAAAAACGAAAAGTCATCATAGATATTATTACCACAAATGGGCAATATAATGTTTTGAAAAATATGAAAAGAAAACAAGATCAATCTGTTGAAATGTATCAAAAAGTTTTATCGGCTATGAACCAATCCCACGATATAAAAGCACAACCAAAAATACAATTAGAAACACAACAATTGGAGATTCCTTCATGGATAAAATAAGAAGTTTGATAAGAGATCATTATGCTCTTTATCATGGAGATTGTGTGGAGGTAAGCAAAACATTTCCTGATGAAACTATGGATTACTCTATTTTTAGTCCGCCGTTTACAAATCTATACTGTTACTCAGATAGTCCAAATGATATGGGAAATTGCAGGGACTATAATGAATTTTTTATGCATTTTAATTATTTGGTTTTTGAATTAAAACGATTAATCAAAAAAGGGAGATTATGCACTGTCCATTGTGCAGATATTCCAGCAATGAAGGAACGTGATGGATATATTGGTTTGAAAGACTTTCCAGGTGACATTATTCGTGCTTTTCTAAAAGTTGGGTTTATTTATCATTCCAGGCATCTAATTTGGAAAGATCCTCTGATTGAAGTTACCAGAACAAAAGCATTAGGACTTCAATACAAACAAATTCAAAAAGATTCCTCGATGTGCCGCGCTGGATTACCTGATTATCTTTTGACATTTCGTAACACTGGCGAAAATGAAACGCTAATTGAGCATAAAGAAAATATACTAAAGTATTGTGGAAGCAATATTCCAGATGGTTCTGGTGTCAAACTTCAACATAATATTTGGAGGCGATACGCTTCACCGGTATGGATGGACATACGACAAACAAACACCATATCCTCTCGTGAGGCAAGAGAAACAAATGATGAAAAACACATTTGTCCTTTACAATTGGATGTAATTGAAAGAGCATGTATGCTTTGGAGCAATCCTGGAGATATTGTGTTTACGCCTTTTATGGGTGTGGGTAGTGAAATCTTTGGAGCAGTATCAAATGGGAGAAAAGGGATTGGAATTGAATTAAAAGAATCATATTACAGGCAAACAATAAGAAATTTGAGAACTTTGAAAAAAGCAAAAAGTGAGGGTTTAATAAAATAATGTCCTTTTTCACTCCATCTAGTTGGGAAACAAAAGACAAAAGACAACCAACCATAGCCAGATGCGGTTTATGTGGATTACTAAAACATTGTTATTCGCCTAAAATGCAACCTTCTGGATTGGGCAAAAATGCAGTGTTGTTTATTACTGGAGCACCTACAAAAGAGGAAGACAGACAAGGCACTCAATTTGTAGATGACGCTGGAAATTTATTGAAAGCAATGCTGAAGGAAATAGGTGTAAAATTAGATGAATGTTGGAAGTCTCATTCTGTGCTTTGTCGTCCAAAAGATGACAAGGTGGAATCCAAGCATATCCAATCGTGCCAACCGTCTGTTTTTAATTCAATAAAAGAACTCCAGCCAAATGTGATTGTGTTGTTAGGAGACACAGCGTGTGAAAGTATTCTACAACCAGCCTGGAAAAAGGGTCTTGGACCAATTTCCAGGTGGGCAGGATGGTCTATACCCATGTTAGAGCACAATGCCTGGGTAGTTCCCACATACCATCCCAAAGATGTGTTAGAAAGCAAGGACGGCACTTTGTTGCGTAACATCATAATGCAACATTTGGAACTGGCTTTTTCACTGAAAGATAAACCAATAAAAGCCATACCAACTATCAAATTACAAGAACAGGTTGAGATATTGCAAAATGAACGTTCTATCAAATCCAGATTGCGTGACTTATTGACCAAAAAAGGATTGCTGGCGTTTGATTATGAAACCACTGGATTGAAACCAGAACGGGATGAACAAAAGATTGTCAGTTGTTCCTTCTGTTTTGAAGGGGAAGACACTTTTGCTTTTCCATGGTCGCCTGAAATTGAAAGATTGGTGAGCAAAATATTACTATCCCCAAATCTTGGGAAAATTGCATCTAACTTAAAATTTGAAGAACGTTGGACAAGAAGGAAGTTGGGACATGGTGTTGAGAACTGGAATTGGGACACTATGAACGCAGCGCATATCCTGGACAACCGTCAGGCAATTTCCTCAATTAAATTTCAAGCCTTTGTCCATCTTGGTATTGGTGATTATAACAGCCATTTGAAACATCTGTTGGAATCTGAATATCCCAATGAATTAAACAGAGTTCACGAGATAAACATAAAAGATTTATTGCTATACAACGGAATGGATTCTTTGTTGGAATTTAAGGTTAGTGAAATACAAAAGGAAATCATGAATTGATACTTCCATATACACAAGAAGCATATCAACTGTTTCATGAAGGCGCAATTGCCTTGGCTGAAGTGGAGCATAATGGAATCCGAATTGATACAGAGTATCTGGACAACGCCATCGCCACACAAACTGCCAGAATTGAACGATTGAAAAACAGATTACAAAAGTCAGAAGTGACAGAGATTTGGAAAAATTATTACAAAGGCAGAACCAATCTGAACTCCAATGATCAGTTGGGTTATGTCTTGTTTGAAATCATGAAATATGAATGTCCAGAACTGACTGCCACAGGTAGATTCAAGACAGACGAAGACAATCTATCACTTGTGGATCATCCTTTTGTTAAAGATTACTTGAAAATCAAGAAACTGGAAAAAAGCCTGGCCACTAATCTTATTGGAATCCGCCGTGAAGTTGTTGATGGGTTTATGCATCCATTTTTCAATCTACACACAACCGTGACATTCCGTTCCTCTTCAGATTCTCCAAACTTTCAGAACATACCTGTGAGAAATGAATCTGTAAAGAAATTAGTGAGGCAGGCAATCATAGCCAGACCTGGCAGAAGGATAGTGGAACTGGATTACAGTGGCATTGAAGTTGCTATTGCAGCGTGTTATCACAAAGACCCAACCATGATGTCCTACTTGAAAGACAAATCCAAAGACATGCATAGAGATATGGCAATGCAGAGTTATATGATGCCTATTGAAGAAATGACCAATCCTATCAGCCAGGAAGACAATGCCAGAATCAAAAAAATCAGATACTGCGGAAAGAACATGTTTGTATTCCCTCAGTTTTATGGGGACTGGTTTTTGAAGTGTGCCAAGAACCTTTGGAATGCTATGATTCAACTGGAATTGAAAAAAAGGGATGGAACACCTTTCAAAGAACACTTGTATGAAAATGGCATAACGGAATTGGGTGAATTTGATCCAAGGGATAAACCAAAAAAAGGAACTTTCATACACCATCTTCAGGAAGTGGAAAAGGATTTCTGGAATGTGAGATTTCCAGTGTACAACAAATGGCGCAAAGATTGGTTCTATGCCTATCAGGAAAAGGGATGGATGCTCACCAAAACCGGTTTCATTTGCCAGGGAATGGGTGAACGGAATCAAATTATAAACTATCCAGTTCAGGGTTCTGCTTTTCATTGTCTTTTGAAATCATTGATTACACTTCAAAATAGATTGAAGAAATTGAAAATGAAATCACTCATAATAGGACAAATTCACGATAGTATAGTCAGTGACGTTCCTGATGAGGAACTGGATGATTTTTTACATCTGGCTCATCAAATAACAGTAGATGAATTAAAGCAACAATGGAAATGGATTATTGCTCCATTGGAAATTGAAGCAGAAGTGACGCCAGTTGATGGAAATTGGTATCAAAAAAAAGAGATGAAAATTGAGTAAACAATATATGAAATGTTACAGCGTTGCTTGTAAAAATGTAGCCACTCATAATTGTGTAATAAATGGATGGTTTATACCATTATGTAAAGATTGTTTGAACAAATTTACAAGTGGGGATATCACAATAAACGTTCCTCCTATGGAGGACAGAAAGGAAAACAACAATGACACAAGAACTGTATAAGAAACATCGCCCACGCACTCTCAACAAAATATTAGGAGCAGAAGGAACTGTGGCTGCTTTGGAAAACATGCTCACCAAAGGAACCCTGCCACATACTCTTTTAATCTCTGGCCCAAGTGGATGTGGAAAAACTACCATTGCCAGAATCTTGAAAACCAGATTGAATTGCCATGATATGGACTTCAAAGAAATGAATTGTTCAGACCATAATGGCGTGGATACTGTGCGTGAAATAATCAGGTTGTCTCATCTGGCACCAACCGGTGGTGATGTAAGAATTTGGATGCTGGATGAATGCCACAAATTGACTTCTGCCGCACAGGAAGCAGCATTGAAAATCCTGGAGGATACGCCATCTCATGTGTATTTCTTCCTTTGCACTACTGATCCACAAAAGTTGATCAAAACCATACTGACACGCTGTTGTGATATGCCTGTGCGATTGCTCACTTATAAGGAAATAAGTGAACTGGTGATTCGTGTATCCAAACGGGAGCAGGTTGAACTGGATAAAGAAACACTTGAGGAATTGGTGGACAGTTCAGAAGGTTCTGCCAGAACTGCGTTGGTAGCACTGGATAAAATTCTGAACTTGAAACCAGAGGAACGTATTGAAGCATTACACCAGGTCATGGCTGAAGAAAAGGAAGCATTCAACCTATTTTGGGCACTGATGAAAAAAGAGGATTGGAGGAAAATAACAAACATCCTGCAAAACTTAAAAGGGGAACCAGAAAGCATACGATATTCAATAATTGGAATGGCCAGAGCGCAATTATTGAAACAAAAGGATATGCAGGCATACAACATCATCTGTGCTTTTGAAAATAATTTTTATGATTCAAAAAATGCTGGCGTGATTCGTGCCTGTTTTGAATCAGTGTATGGTGGATAAAATACGATATACAAACAACAATAGGAGAACTTGAAAATGGAATTGAATGAATTCATAAAAGACAAACAAATTGACCCAACCCAATTGGATATGGAGTGTGTGAAACAGCCAGAACGGTTTTTTCACTATGCTCAGGAATCTGTGAAAGCAAATCATGAATTGGACAAAGCCAAACTCCATCTGGATGTGGTCAAAGCCAAACTGGACTTACAATGCCGGCAATCCCCAGAGGATTTTGGATTGGTGAAGCCAACAGAATCTGCTGTCAACGCTGCTGTTCTCTGTCATGCTCTCACTTTGAAGGCTCATGAGGCATTATTGGAAGCCAGAATGAACGCAAAACTTCTGGAAGCAGCGGTTGATGCGATGGAACAAAAGAAACGAATGTTGGAAATCATGGTGACCCTTCATGGTCAGCAGTATTTTGCTGGGCCAAGCGTGCCTCATGATTTGGTAAAGGATTGGCAAGAGTATCAAGAACAACTTGGAAAGGATGTCAACGAAAAACAAAAGACACGTACACGCACACGGGAAAGGGACGAATGAATACCTTAAATTTAATTATTGGAATTGTATTTAGTTCTGTGTTTGTAATTTTCTGGTTGTATATAGCAGCCAGAGTAATAACAAGAGGAGTGATCAGAACACTCCATGAAAGGAAAATGAATGAAAAAGAATGAACGCAAGCGTGTGAGTAAGGAAAAGATGAAGGAAAATGCTGCCAAGGGTGCTGGTGGTGGAAATGATTGGTTCAACGTGAAGGAAGAAATTGGGCGTTGGACACCGGACAAGGCAGGGCGATTTGCTATTGATATTCTGCGGTATGAAGTCAAGTCCAACAAC